TATTCAATTAAAGCAGATTTAACTGCTTATATTCCAAAGCCTGTGATACTTTATGATTATAACACAATTCAAACATTATCATCTGCACAACATTTTCATTTTTACGATGGTACATCAAATACTTCAACAACAACTTATAACTTATTTGGGCAAGATACTTTAGTATCGGCTGCCGTTAGTACTATAAATTGGGGAGCAGAACAATCAAGTTATACTAACCTTGTTGAAACCAATTCTTTGTTTAATAATTATTATTCAGCATACTTATCAAATACCTTTAACCAAAAGGCAAGGCTAATGAAATTAAAAGCAATAGTGCCAATATTCCTATTATCAAAACTTGCATTAAATGACAAAATTGTTATTAGAGATAAAAGGTACATAATTAATTCTTATCAGACAGAATTAACAACGGGGGAAACAAGTTTTGAATTAATGTCTGATTTTAGAAATATTACGTTAAGTGCGACAACCACGACTACTACTGCAACTCCAACGACAACTACGACAAGCACAAGCACAACAAGTACAAGTACAACCACAAGTACAACTACAAGTACAACTACAAGTACGACTACTGCTGCGCCTACAAGCACAACAAGTACGACTACTACAACAAGTACAACAACTGCTACACCAACAACATATTACAAACTTGATTCTTGTTCAGCAGGTTATGGACAATTGTACACATCAATAGTCCCTAATTTAGTAAGTCAAAGATATATTGATTCGGTTACACAAATATTTTATGTTTGGGATAATACAACAACAACTTCACCAGCCACAATAGGTAGTAATATTCAGTTGGTTTTTGCGCAACAAAATTGCCCAACTACAACAACTACAAGTACAACAACAACTACATTAGCAGGGGTTAATTTTACAATTTCTAATGCTTGCTCTGGTGGGTCCGGTACGGTTACAATTAATTCATTTAGTGGAGGTAGTGGTACTTATCAAGCATCGGATGTTGTTTACACATCACAAGTAAATGCTTACACAGGGAATTTTGTTAGTGCTACTGCGCCTACAAATTATAATGGTGTTGCAGATGGTACATGGTGGATTGCTTTAAGAGATGCCAATAATACTGGTAATTCAATTGCTAAATCAATTGTAGTAAGTTGTGCAACGACTACAACAAGTACAACTACAACTACAATACAAGTAGTTTGGTATAGGCTTCTTGCTTGTAGCAACGGAGATACTTTATATTCCCAACCTTATAACATTGGTACATTTAATTTAAATGATCGTGTAACATTTGGAGGTGCATTCTTTACAATTGAAGAAGTTAGGTTCAATCAGCCAGCAGGTAATTTAATTGCTATAAGTGCAACAGGATTAACTGGTTGTCCAACGACTACTACAACTTCTACAACGACAAGTACTACAACCACAACTACTGCTGCACCTGTATTTACATATTTAAGATATGATGTTGATGGTAATTGTGGAACTTTTAATCCAATACCATTTTTCTCATATAATAATTATGCAAACGGATTCTATTACTTAAATGGTGAAGGTACTTTAAGATATTTATCTTCTTCTGCACATAGTAACTTTACTAATCAAATTAATAGTGTTACAAATGGTTCTTGTGCAACAACTACAACCACAACTACTGCCGCACCAACGACCACAACAACGACTACGGCAGCACCAACAACAACTACGACAACAACAACTTGTCAACCTTATGGAACTTATATAGGTGAATTTTGTGGAGGCGCACCAGACTTTAATAAGATTGGTATTTTTGCAGATGGTAATTGTGGAACTTATAATTCGGTTATAGCTTATAACGATCCTGCTTGTGGTTACACAACTACAACTACGACAACAACGGCAGCACCAACCACGACTACAACAACTACGGCTGCGCCTACTACTACAACTACAACAACCGCTGCTCCAACAACTACTACAACGACTACTGCTGCTCCTAATTGTCAGTTTTATTTCTTACAAAATAATGATGAATATTCAGATTACTATAATTTCCAATCTTGTGATGGTACTCAAAATAATAATGTAGAATTACAAGGTGGTGGTGGTAGTCTTACAATATGCGCAAGAATAGGAACGGTAACTGCTGGAGGTGCAATAACTATTACTGGTCCACAAGGTTCATGTAATTAATATGAGATATATCTGTTGTCAACCTGCGAATGATTATTATTTATGGCAAATCGAAACGGTCATAAATAATTTCATGTCGCATGGAATTAACCCTAATCAAATAGATATTGTATTAGGTTATAATAATGAAGATTTAACCAAATGGAAAATCTTACAACAACATCATAATACAATAAGGTTTTTCTTTTATAAGGATACAAGAGAAAATAGCAGTTATATTCCTGCCATTTATTTTAATCTTATGAAACAACATCTTGCATCTAATCCTGCATTAAAAGATGAAGTTTTATTTTTACATGATTCAGATATAGTATTTACAGGTACACCAGATTATTCACAATTTGAGAAAGACAAAGTTTGGTATTTAAGCGACACAAATAGTTATATTAATTATGACTATATCATCCAAAAAGGCGATGACCTTTTAATTGATATGTGCAGAATTGTAGGCATTGATTGCTTGATTCCTAAACTAATGAATGATCATAGTGGAGGCGCACAATACATAGTAAAGGGAACAGACTATAATTTTTGGGATAAGGTTGAAAAGGATTCAATTAGTTTATACCAATATTTTATAAACAAAGAACCTTATTATATACCTAAATATGAAAACGATTATCCGATACAAAAATGGACTGCTGGTATGTGGTCATTGCTTTACAATGCTTGGTTCTTTGGACATCAAACGAAGGTAGTTAAGGAATTGGATTTTGGATGGTCTACAAACGATATATCGGATTCGGTTAAATACAAGATTATTCACAATGCTGGAGTTACAGATTCGAAAAGTGGAATGTTTTACAAAGGAGAATATGTAAATAAATTACCTTATAATACCAATTTAGATTTAGATAAGAATAAAAGCAGTTACTATTATTATAACGAAGTGCAAAAAGCAGGTTTAAATTCACCATTACTTTAAATAAATATTATGCCACATTCGTATCATTATGGGAAACCAGATGCAATTAATTTTATTTTAAAAAATACAACTAAAGATTCTAAAATTTTAGATGTTGGTGCAGGTGTTGGAACTTATAGTGATTTATTAAAAGCACATGGATATAATATTGATTGCATTGAAGTATATGATAAATACATAGAGGCTTATGATTTAAAAAGTAAATACAAAAATGTATTCTGTGATAATATTTTAAATTTTGATGTTTCTAAATACGACTTTGTAATTCTTGGCGATGTGTTAGAACACCTTACAATAGAAGATGCAAAATTTGTGTTAAATAGATGCAAAAATGTTTTAGTTGCAGTTCCTTATATATGTCCACAGGGCGGAGTTGATTTTTATCACAATGAACACCATTTAGTAAATGGATATGAAGCACATAAGCAAGCAGATTTAACTCCTTTAATTATGCTTACAAGATATGAAAATTTAGGTTTGATTTGGAGCAATGAATTATATGGTTATTTTTCAAATATAAAATGGACAGGTTACTATAATTAATAAGACAAAAACAAACAAAATACGTTTATGATAAAGAATATATTAGATCTGTTAATGGTTAGAGGTCATTACGGAAAACACGAAGTAATAGAGATTGCAAAAGGCAAAAATGAAATTCCAACTAATTGGGAAAAAGCATATAATCAAATAAAAAGAATATGGAGGAGAAAGTAATCACCTTAAAAGTTAAACATAATTTAGATGATGTCGCTAAAAAAGTAGATGACGTAACCCATAAATTAGAAGAAACCAATAAAAAGGTTGAAGATATTGCTGATTCTACCAAGAAAGCCGAAAGCGGAATTGGCAAAATGGCTAAGGCATTTAGTGGTTTAGGCTTAGCAATCAAAGCAGCAGGCATAGGTTTATTGCTTGAAGCATTTCAATTATTTAAAGATACAATTTCAGCAAATCAAAAGGTTATTGATTTATTTAATACATCAATGACTGCTACAAAAATTATATTTTCAGATATAGTTAAACTTATATCTGGTGATTTATCTATTGGCGAATTCTTTGATAATATATCTAATAGTGTTAAGAAAGCAACCGATACAACTGAACTTGAAAAAAATGCAAGAAGGGCAATTGTAATTCAACAGGGATTAATTGAAAAATATGATCGTTTGGCAGAAATACAAAGACAGATTCGAGATAATGATGCCTTAACAATTCCTCAAAGAATAAAAGCAAATGATCAATTAGGTAAATTGTTAAAATTACAAAATTCTGAATTACAGAAGCAAGCAAAATACCAAATTGATGCGGCGCAATCAAGATATAATCAAGCACCTAATTTAGAAAATGAAATTGCATTACTTGAAGCAAGAAATAATCAATCAGGTATAGCAGCACAACTTACAGGATTAGAAAGTGAGCAATTAGTAAATCGTAATTCTTTGCTTAAAGAAGGAGTTGCTAAAAGAGAAGAAGATAAACAAAAAAGAGAAGAAGAAAGATTAGCAGAGTTAGCAAAATTAGATGCGCAGACAAATTCTATGCGAGTCTATCAAGATAATATTGCAGCATTAGAAATTGAAGCAGAAGCAGACAGAAAATTAAGAGCAGCAGAAAAACAAAAACAAATTGATTTTGAAAATAATGTTGCACTAAATTCTATGGCAACATACATGGGCAATATTACTGCAGAAGAAAATGAACAAGCAGAAGAAAGAAAAAGAATTGCTAAAATAGAAGCAGAAGCAAAACTTGGAATACAAGGAAAATATATTGCAAGTGTAATGCAATTTGCACAAGGATTAAGACAGATTGCTGGAGAGAATAAAGAGTTAGCAATTGCATCAATAATATTAGAACAAGGCGCAGCCGTTGCAAGTATTGCTTTAAACGCAAATAAAAACTTTGTAGCAAATGGAGGTGCTTTAAGTCCATTGGCATATATTGGATTAGCAGGTGATATTGCAGCAGGTTTATCTGCAGTTGCAGCAGGAGCAAAAGGTATTCAAGATATTCGTTCTGGTAATGCAAGTGGCGGAGATATGTCTTTTGGCAATCCACAGATGACACCAAGTTATTCTACTGCACCACAATTTAATGTTGTTGGAACAGGTGGTGTCAATCAAATTGCACAGGTTGTAGGTCAAAGCCAACAACCAGTAAAGGCTTATGTTGTTTCATCTGAAGTAAGTTCACAACAATCTTTGGACAGAAATAAAGTAATGAGTGCAAGTTTAGGTTAATGAAAATGTAACAAAATTTTAAATATACGTTTATACACAATGAAGATCATAGAATTAATAATTTCAAATGATGAGGATGGGATTGAAGCCATAAGTTTAGTGGATCGACCTGCAATAGAAAGTAATTTTATTACATTGGCTCAAGAGTACGAAATTAATTTAGCCGAAGTAGATACAGAAAAGAAAATATTAATGGGGCCAGCATTGATCCCCAATAAAATGATTTACCGTAAAGATGGTAAAGAAAAATATCAAGTATTCTTTTCTGAAAGTACGGTTGAAAAAGCAAGCCAAATGTTTTTACAAAATGGCAATCAATCTAATGCAACCCTACAACATAAAGCAAAAATAGAGGGAATGTCATTAGTAGAGTCTTGGCTAATTACAGATCCTGAAATGGACAAATCTAAATCTTATGGATTTAGTTTACCTAAAGGAACTTGGATGGTTTCAATGAAAGCAGATAATGAAGAAATTTGGTTAAAGGCAAAGAGTGGGGAGGTTAAAGGATTTTCTATTGAAGGGTATTTTGCTGATAAATTAAGTTTGGAATTATTGCCTGATATTAAAGATGAAGAATTAGTAGGTCAAATTTTAAACATATTAGAAAATGAGTAAAGATAAAACATCAAGTCCAAAAGGCGGTAATAGAGGTTGTTTATGTGCAGATGGTACATATAGCATTGAATGTTGTGATGGTGAAATTCATTCACAAGGAGTAGGTTCATTAGTTCAAAGTGTTGCATCTACAATAGTAAATACAAATAGTGTAAGAGTTTTAATCACAACAAGCAACTAAAATGAGCATAGAAAGCAAAGTATTTGAAAAATTATTTACTGCTGATAAAATAGAATTGGCATCTCATAAAGTCGAATTAAGCAATTTACAAGATTTAAATAGAATAATTTCAGATGGGAAATCAATTCTTACAAGAGGCACTGACTTTATTAATAAAAAAAACTCATTACAAAAAGAAGGTAAATCTTTAAATACAGATGCTAAATCTTTATTAGTTGGTGGCGAAAAGTTAATTAATGAATTTGTTAATTCAGCAAGAGAATTAGGAATAGATGTTAAAAGTGTAAAAGAAGTTGATTTGGCTATAAATGCACTTGGTGCAATTGATACGGTTGTAAAACAAAGTCAACCATTTTAAAAAAATTTAAATTAAATATATATATGGAATACAAAAGCACAAAAAATCGAGTTAAAGCAGTATTAGGCTTTCAAGTTAATTTGGCGCAGATGACTTTAGAAGATGGTGTTACCATTATAGAGGCTGAAGAATTTGCACCTGATTTCTCTGTTGGTATAGTTACTGCCGATGGTGTTGTACCTATGCCTGTTGGCGAGTACACAATGCAAGATGGAATGGTTTTGGTAGTTGCAGTTGAAGGTATTATAGCAGAAGTAAAAGATGCTACAATAGAAGAAGAAGCAGCACCAGAAGTAGAAGTTGAAGTGGAAGCACAAGTTGCACCACAAGCACCTGCACCACAAGCAAAGCGAGTGGTTGAATCAGTTAGCAAGGAAACTTTCTTTGCAGAAATTGAAAAGTTAAAAACGGAATTGTCTTTACAGATAAATGAAGTTAAAGCAGAAAATGAGTCTTTAAAATTAGAGAAAGAAGCATTGGAAGTTAAATTAAATTCTCAAGAAGAAGGTGCTGAACCAATTGTTCAAAATCCAGAAGCAGAGGAAAAAGTGCAAGGATTTTCTTTTGGTCAAAACAGACCTGAAACAATCCAAGATAAGGTTTATGAAAAAATGTTCAACTAAATTAATTTAAATAAAAAATGGCTACTACAACAAGTATTACCACAACCTATGCTGGGGAGTTCGCAAATAAAATTATTGCTGCTTCTTTGCTTTCTTCTCCTACTATCGATCGTGGTGGTGTTGAAGTAAAACCAAATGTACGTTTTAAGCAAGTAATTAAAAGAGTTGGCACAGATGCCATCTTGAAAAATGCTACTTGTGATTTCGATGCTACATCGACAGTTACTCTGACTGAAAAGATTTTACAACCAGAAGAATTCCAAGTTAACCTACAACTTTGCAAGAAAGACTTTGCATCTGATTGGTTATCTGCGGAACAAGGATTTTCTGCTTTTAAAACTTTGCCTAAATCTTTTGCTGACTTTTTAGTTGCACACGTTGCTGCCAAAGTTGCTGCAAAGAACGAAACTAATATCTGGGAAGGTGTTACTGCTAACGCAGGTGAGTTTGATGGTATATCTACATTATTGGCTGCAGATGCTTCATTGCCTTCAGGACAAGAAATTGCAGGTACTACTGTTGCTTCAGGAACAATCATTGCTGAATTAGGAAAGATTGCAGATGCTATCCCATCTTCATTGTACACTAAAGATGATTTATACATCTACACTTCACAAGCAATTGCTCGTGCTTACATTCGTGCTTTGGGCGGATATGGTGCTTCAGGTTTAGGTGCTAATGGTACAAACGCAATGGGAACACAATGGTACAACAATGGTTCTCTTACTTTTGATGGTATCAAGATATTCGTTGCAGATGGTCTTGCTTCTACAAAGGCAATCGCTGCTCAAAAATCTAACTTGTATTTCGGTACTGGTCTTATCTCTGATTTGACTGAAGTTAAAGTTATTGACATGGCTGACATTGATGGATCACAAAATGTTCGCATTATCATGAGAATGACTGCAGGTGTACAATACGGATTTGCTTCTGATATTGTTACTTACGGTATCACAAATGCTGCTAACTAAAATAAATAGCACCTCATTAATTTGGGGTGCTTATTTTTAACTTTTAAATTCAATCAATATGCCTTGCGATATTTCATTAGGAAGAGCCGAACAATGTAAAAATTCAATCGGTGGATTAAGAGCAGCATACTTCATTAATTGGGGTGATGCTACAACGGTAACATATTCTGCAA